TCATACCGCTCTTGATGATGGCTATCTGATCGGCAGGCACACCGGCTTTCACAAGTTTCTCCTTCATGTCGTCGTAGATATTGAACTCTACGGAGCCATCAGGGCCTTTGCGGTTCTGATTGTCACAGAACACGGCTACCGTACCTTTATATTTGTCAGTTGATTTCAGATCCTTTACGATCTCCTTCACGGCAGCGTTGGTCTTGCTCATCGGCTCGTCAGGAGCACCGGCGTCAACCAGTCGCGGATCGATGGCTGCACGCTTGGCAATACCGTACATAGTGAGTGGAATACTCGAATTCTCCTTCTTCTCCTGACCTGTCATATTCTCAAAGCGCTCCAGCTCTGCTCGGACTGCGGCCATGATACGGATAAGACTGGGCGACTGCGGCAGGAAAACATCTTCGTCCTTTCCGCCTTCCTTCTTTGGTAGCTTATCCTGTACGCTCTTTGCATCCTTTGTCAGCACGGTGTCGGCCACCTGACTCCAGATGCGTATCAGCTCAGGCTTGTTGACGTAGGCTGCAAAGCGGGTGTTCTCCTTGAACTTTCCGCTGGTGGCAAACCCCAGCATCTGCGAGATGGCACCGAAGTTATGCACAAAGTCGTCGAAGTAATAAATATCGTTAGCCCTCATCTGGTCGGCAGGCATCAGATATTTCATAAAGGTCCATATCTCAGCTGCGGTATTGCTGATTGGCGTACCTGTGGCAAACACCACATTCTTCCAGCCTGCTTTCTCGAACACGCTGCGTGTCTTGTTATACAAACCTGCGCACTTCTTTGAATAGCTGGGGTCGATACCCTTGATACCACGTCCGATGCTTGTCTGGAATCCGAGGTGCTTGTATTCGTGTGCCTCATCAATAAGCAGGGCATCCACACCGAGGTCGTCGAAGTACTGCACATCGTCGGTGGCTCTGTCTAACTGCTCCTGTGCCTTGGTCTTGGCCTTGTCGAGTGCTGCAGCCTCCTTCTTGGCATCCTTCTTTTTCTTCTTATCACTCTTTTCCTTGAAACCTCCATATTTAGGATCATATACAAGTCCATTGGCCGGATCGCTGTCGAGATACTTGTCGCCGTATTCCATTTCCAGCTTATCCAGCTCTTTCTTCAGACGTTGGATTTCGCGGCTATCCATTCCGCTCTGCATGGCGGCTTCGATAACGTGCTTCTTCTCGTCAATCTTCTCCTGAATGAACTGTAGTTCGCGCTCCGGAGAGTCGGGAATGCGCTCAAAGGTGGACTGCGGGATGATGATCAAGTCCCAATCATTATACTTGATCTTGGCGTAGAAAGCCCTGCGGCCTTCTGCGTCGCGGTCTTTTTCAGTAAGCGACAACACCTTTGCATTAGGATACAACAGCTTGGCGTCTGACGTCATCTGTGCGACGGTAGCGTTCTGTACCACAAGCATAGGCTTACGTGCAGTACCGAGCCTGCGCATTTCCATAGCGGTGGTGATAAGGGTGAAGCTCTTACCTGTTCCAACCTCATGGGCTAGCATCGTAGGACTTGCCAGATCTCTGATAACGCCTCGCTTCTGATGGGGACGTAGGGTAATATTCTTGTTTGAACCCTCGAAGTGCTCCGGCAGGAATTCTTCGTCAATCTCCATCGGTACCAGAGCGTTGAATTTCTCGTTGTATATCTTCTCGATACGTGCGCCAAGCTCCGGATCATCCTGCATCTTCTTCTTGGCCCACTGGCGGAACTCGTCTTTAATCTCGTCCACACGAACGGCACAGGCCTGCGTAGCGTTCTTATCTACAACGGTCTTGGTGGTCTTGCTGCTGCCCCAACCCTCGCTGACTTGCTTCGACACCTTATAAGGCCGGTTGTTCAAAGCGGCCACAACCAACTGATGACCATAGATGGTCTCACGGAACTGCTCACTATAGACGCCTGCTACACGGTTCTTCTCATTGCGGTAGCCATATCCCTCGTCGAGTACCCAGTTACCTTCCACATGACTGAGCTTGATATTGTTAAGGTCGTAGTTCTCTTTCAGATACTCCTTATAAAGCTCGATGGGAATCCATGAGCTTCCAAGTGAGAAATCAATCAGATGTGCCGGAATATCCATCGGCACTACCTTCCTCAGCTCCTCAACATTGGCGGCATATTGGCCGTCGGTGTTGTAAGCCTCAGCCATTGCCAGCTTTTCGCGCACGTTTCCACTCAGGTACTTATAGCGAATCTCTATCTGTCCCGTTGCAGGATCCTCAAAACCGAGACGGCTTACAAGAATACCCTTCCTTACATCGTCTGCGGTCCAGTGGTCGCCATTGGGCGGTGCTGCCACCTCGCTCAGCTTCTCGGCAATCCAGTCAAGATCGATGCCGTTGCTGCGGAAGATACTGGCGATAACGGCGTCTTTCACGGTCTTTGGCTGCGGCTCTGTCTTGAAACCGAGCACACGCTCACTGAACAAAGGAGCCTTTGAGGTCTTTACAATCACCTTTCCGTTCATGTCCTTTGTCTCGCTGTAGTTCTCGAGTGCCTGGAATGACGGGAAGTCGATATCGTTACGTAGGAATGAGATGGCTGTGTTCTTATGCAGAGTACCGTAACGCTTCACAAACTTATCGAAAGCTGCATTGAGGGTTTTCAGCTTCGGTTCAAGCTTGGTATCATCGGGATCGTTCAACTGCTGCTGCAGCACATCGTCGACGGCCTTCTGCACGTCCTGATAATCCTTGAAGCACTGCTGCTTTGTCTGTCCCTTCACCTTCTGGTCGTTGAGTCCGAGAGGCCAGGCTGTACCATATCTTGATACACACAGTCGGCCCTTATCGTCAATGAGCATTCTTCCCTCCTTTACTGCGGTCAGCTGGTTCGGTTCCGGCTTCTGTTCAGTCTGTTGCGGTGTTACAGCAACCTCCTTTGCCTTGCCCATCACCTTTACAAACTCCTTCATCATCTTCTCCTGGCTCTTGCCCTCTACAGGATAGAGACCATAGCTGCCCGGACGGAAGGTATTACCTTTCTCATAGCCAAAGGCCATTTCACCCGCCATCATTTCAGGATGATTGTGGAAGTAGTCGTTGACGGTCATTGTAGTCTGGTGCTCATCGCCGTACTTGTCCTCATAGCTGCCCACACGGATAGGACTGGCCTGCTTCACATCGATGGCATTGTCCGACTTTACACCATTAGTGCGCTTGCGTACCACTATAATATCACTGGTAACTTTTGCACCGCCAAATGTTTCATTATTTAGACGGAAAGCTCCAACCACATCTGCCTGTCCATCGTCAGTAATCCACGCGCGGAGTTCCGTGCTTTTATCCATTGTGCCGCTTGTCGTAATAAATATGCCTATACCTCCCTCACGGAGCTTGCGGATATTCTTTGCAATACAAAAGTCATGAAGACTTCTAAACTTTCGGCTCAGATCTTTGTCCGTCTCGTCAAAAACGGGGATGCCTGTTGCAAACGGTACGTTGGTAATATCCAGATCCACACTGCCGTTAGGTATCTTCACGTCTTGGAAGCCTGCGATATGCACCTTGGCATCAGGATAGAGAAGTTTCAGGATATTGCCTGAGATCTTATCAATCTCTACTGCCTCGATATCGCTGCGGCTGCTCAACTTCTTAGGCATCTGCCCGATGATGTTTCCGATACCGGCACTACCTTCGAGTACGTTACCACCATCAAAGCCCATCGCCTCAGCAATGTCCCAAAGGGTATCAATGACGGTTGCTGGCGTATAGTAGGCACTGTTGATACTCATTGCCGCATCGTTGTATTCCTCTTCCGTCAACAAGTCGCGCAATGTCCTGTACTCTGCGGTGGTGGCATCATTGAAGAAAGTTCCGAGACCACCCCAGCCAGAGTATTTGCGAAGCACCTCCATCTGATCCTTTGTCGGCGCATCGATACCCTCATCTATCAACACACGCATCAGCTTAATTGCCTCAACATTGGCGTTGAAGCGTGCCTTGGGCGAGGTTGGCGCATAATCATGCCCACGCTCGCCTACATTGTTGCGTCTGTTATTGTGCTTGGGTTTTTGCTTTGATTGGGGCTGCACGTCTTTACCATTGCTGGTAGCAGCCCCCGGAGTCAAAGCACTATCTTCTACGGAACGTCCACGTCCAGAACGCTCAGCCCTATTCTGTTCAGGGCTTGGTTCTGCTCCAGCTCTGTCAGCTGATCCACTGGTTTGCCCAGCTCTTTCGCCAACTGGCGAAGACTCTGCTGATAATCCTTGTTCGGATCGTACACTGTGTAACTCATCGTTATTGTCGTTTGATTTTTTCTCCTTTCCAGGCATCGGCTTTCCACTCTCGGAGTTCCAAATCTCCTTCGGCTTCTCGCCAAATGCTACGTCGTTTGATTTCCACTCTGCGTAAGAGAATATCCGTTCTCCTCCAGGAATTTCTTTTCCTCCTCGGTAAACGTCCTCCCCTGGCTGTACTCCTTCACGCAGTAATCCAGGAACATCTTCACTTCCTCTTCCTCCGAGATCTCCTCGTCCAGAATCTTCTCTCGAATCTCCGGATCTATCTCCTCGCTCTGCCAAAAGTACAGGAGCTGATGAAGTCCGTGCGGAAGATCCTTTTCTTTCATCTTTGTCATAATAATCACTTAACTTTGCAAGTGCAAAGTTACGAAAACTTTCCGAATCCTTGTTGCCTATCTTAGTTAAATAATCTAAAGAAAGGTATCTTCCTTCCTGTGCGAAACGGGATGCTGCACGCATAATGGAAGTTGGCTCCGAAACTTCATTATAGAATATCTGCACGTCGTAACCTTTCTCACGAAGCATCATGACCTCACGCATTACACTTCCGCCACCAATTCGAGGAATGACAATATTGTCGCCTGAGTCTGACGCTTTTTTCAAAGCGCTTGATGCAACGTCAGCACTTGCATTCTGCACATAGCCCGCACCATAACCTTCATCGTAACCGGACAGCCAGGGCTTTACCACATCGCTGTCAACGATACGTGCTCCGTTTTCATTAGACAAACGGTTTGCAAATACGGATGATTTGCCACCAGCAGGGCGACCTACTACAACAAAAGCCTTTTTCTCTTGACGTACCGGCCCGCTGAAATCTTCCTTGTCATCAATCTTTTTAATCTTACCATTCTCAAAGACTGCGCTACCGTGTTCTGCATCAAGCAGGCGGTCTCGTAAATCATGCCGTTCTTTTTTGTCGATACGGAATATTGGAAGAGCCTCTTTCTCTTTCACTCTCTGCTCGGCATCTGCTATCTCTGGAACCTTCATCAGTTCCTCAACAGGAATAACAGCACCGTCCCAAGCAGCTGCTGTGATATAGGCAAGGTTCGGGTGTGCCCACTTGGTGAAGTCAGTCTTGCCGTCTGCGCTCACGAAGTTTGCAAAGAACTCCTTCGCCTCATCCGTCATATATGTCTTATAATCCTTCGGATCGATGCTCTCAGGTCTGTTAGGATCACTCCACCAGGCGGTCTTAAGCTTCGGCTTCTGATTAGCAGGCTTTTCTCGCTGATTAAGTGACTCTTGCTTCGCATTATTCGGCTTCTGCGGCTCATTAAGTGGCTCTTGTTGTGTGCCGAAGAGGTCGCCTGCAAACAAGTCGGGCTGCTCGGCCTTGATTTTCTTCGCTTGCTGACGCACTTTACGCTCCTGTACTACTTGCTCGGCCTTCTCAATGGCGGTAGGCTGCTTCTTTTTGTCGAAGTTGTACACGTCGAAGGCCTCCACCGTCTGAGCATCATCCATCAACGGACGGAGTTCTGCTGCTTCCGGAAGGTCACGCGCACCATTATAGAAGAGTTTCAAGTACGGACGGATGGCATCGCCAAGATCTTCAATCATATCAGCACAGAAGTCTGCGAACTTGGTCACGCCTCGCTCTATCTTACCGACGGCATACGCTGCACCGATAAGCATACGCTCCATATCAAGGCCCTCGTTAAGATTGTTCATCTTATCCAACAGCCTCTTTCTAAGCTCTGCCATCTTATCGTCGCTCACCAGTCGCTTATGCTGTTTCTCTTGCTTTGCCTGTTGAGTCTGCTGCTGTGTTTCAGCAGCCTTTCTCGGAGCAAAGCTACCATATCCATCTACATTAATATGGCCCTTTTGATAGTTGCCTGCTTCTTTCTGTCCCTCTGTAGGATTAGTATCAACCTTTGCTTCCTCAGCTGCAATCTCTTCAGGAGATGAAGTCTTGCCGATAGGCTGTGTTTGCAAAAATGTGTCATCCTGAATATCATCGCCTGTAATGATATCTTTTAGGTACTGCTTGGCGAGTTCGTTAGCATTGTCAAAACCAAGAATATCAGCAATGAGATCCACAATCTTTTCAAGGAATGTCCTATCCCGCTTTTCCAATTCAGCAACAAATTCGTCATTTGTTAGATGAGCAATAAACTCAAACACATCTTTAACAGGGTATTGCCCGCGAGAAGCCGTTGTGATACCGTCTGCCTTTACCTTCTCATAAAGTTTGTTTAACCCAATTGCAGCATTGATCTGCCTTTGAGTCAATCCCTCTGTTTTTCCAGAAAGAACTCTTTCTATGATATGAGTAGTCAGGAAATGTACTGTCTCATGTACGATGGCCTCAGCAACAAAGTTTCCCTTAAATATTTGGGTAGTGAGTATTATTTCGTCCGTACTTGGGTCATAACCACCAGCAGATCCCCATTGCTTTACACCTGAAGTCTCAATGTATTCGGTTGCTGTAAATCGGATTTTTACTCCCATTGCTTTTGCAGCAGACTTAATGATGTTCCAGATAATTTTTGCAGCACCTGTCGGCTTGAACTTTTCAAGTAATTCTGCTGGAGTATATTCTTTGCCTTCTTCTAAGCCATTCTCTTTTAGGATTGCCCTGTTTGCTTCTTCTAACAGTTCGCCTTTCTTCTGAACGGACTCACCATAAGAAATAAATGCTTCTATCCTTTCTTTCTCCGGCTTTTGGTCGAATCTTTGCATTACATTGTCATAGGTTATAATCTCTTTTCCCATTCGTGCATTGATTTTATCAACAAGTTCCTTAAGAGTACTTGTTGTGCCAAGCCAAAGATGGAATAGCATATTTGCCTTTTTGTTTCCAGCAGTCTGTGCTTCAATTGTTGCTATGGCATGATTTAATGTGTTGTCCTTAGATTTTGCATTATAATCATATCCTGTAGCCTTTAATGAGGGCTGATTGTTTCCATCTTGGGAATCATTTGTTCCCACCTTGGGAACGTTTTGTTCCCTTACTGGGAATGTCTGATCTACGCCTTGTGTTCCTCCAGCCACATCGTTGTCAGATACAGCCGTATTGTCTGCAGCAGCTTCTGGTCTGCTTTCATATCCGGGTTGTTCCTGATTTCCTCCAGTTTCTTCTGAGGCACTTTGTCCTTGTAGTTCTGTTCCGCCTGTTTGAACATCTCGTACATCTGATCTGCCGTCAGACTCTCGATCCATTCCTTCGCTTCTTCTATCCTGTTCATATTCTGCAATGATTTGATTAATAATTTCTGTTTCCGGTTCCGTCGGAGGCATTTCGAGGTAATCCTCGAATTGCTCGCGCTCCTCGGGAGTAAGATGGTAGGCTTCTGCCCAGGCGTCCATTTCTGCCTCAGCATCACGACGGGCATTCTCCTTGGCCGTATGTCTGGCTTCCTCGATACGATGTTCCTGAGTAAGATTGAGCATACGCGCGCTGCTGCCTTCATTGAAGAGGTTGAGAAGAGTCCGCCGCACATCTTCGTCGGTAAACTGCTGCTTCATGGCATCGCTCAGACCTTCGTAGATGTCGAGGACTACCTTTCCGAAAGGCTTTGCGCCACTATCCTTTGTGCCGAGCAACGACATCATACGCTGCATATCAGCACGTTTCAGGCCTAATTCGGTTTGCAGGCCTACCTCCGCTTTGCTGGCATCCTGCCAAAGCATAGAGTGAGGACGTAACAACGATGACACCCACTCTTCGAGGTCGCGGGGTTCTGTGTCGCTAAGGATAGCCAAGGCTTCCGGATCATCGGCCAGCTCTTCACGGGCCTTAACCAACGGCTCATACTCGCGGTTGCGCTTTGCCTTATCCTTCTCAATCTGCTCGCGGAGCCGCTGACGGTCCTGTTCGTCCTGCTTTTCCTGACGGATGCGGGCTTCCTCTGCCTCACGCTGGCGCTGCTCCTCGCTCTTTGCGGCTTCGCGCTCTGCTGCGAGTCGGTTCTGCTCGTCGCGCATCTGCTTCTGGATATGCTGGCCTACGTCCTGCCATTGCTTGATGGTAGCCTGTACTTCCTGCTCCTGCTTACGGATAGCCACACGGCTCTCTGCAATCTCAATGGGGTCATCGCCCTTTGGTTTCTGCTTACGCACCTTCTCCAGACGGGCCTGCTCATTCTTTACAAGGTCGCTGGCGGTATCACGCGCCATCACCATGTCTCCACCGGTAGTCTCAATCAGTGCTGCGGCTGCATCTTCCACGCTGGCCTTATGCCAGTCAAGCACCGGCCTGCCGTTCTTACCCTTCACAGGCTGGCCGTTAGAGTCCATACGGATGGGAATACGGTCTAAAGCGGACTTCTGGTTTTGCTGCCCAGCATCTTCGGCTACTGCGCTACTGCCAGAAGTTTCGCTCTGTATATTTTCAGGCTGATTTTGCGCATAATTTTCCGCATTTTGTGCGTTTTGCGTAGAATTTTCACCATTTTCTTGAGAAATATTACCCGTTTCTGTGTTTTCGGGTACATTTACAGGCTGCGAAGCTCGTTGCACCTCCATACCATTGTGCGTCATAATCCTACGGTTCAGCTCATCAGCCGTCATTTGCAGCGCCTTGCCATCGCTGGTCTCTACCACAAAAACACCGTCAACGGCATTCGGCAGCATAACGACGGTGCCGTCGATAGTTCCACCCTCGCCATCCTGAAGCGTTACCTGGTCCTCCATATCAAACACCTCATTGGCCGGACTTCCGTAGGTGATATCTTCATCGGCCTGCTGCTCCAGCTGCTGACGAAGCACTGTTTCATTCTGCTGAATCAGATCATCAGCATTCTGCATGGAATAGACCATTACGTCATTAGGCGATTTCACGCTTACCTCTCCGGTAATCGGATCCTTTACAATAACTGCACCGCCAGTACCGACAAGCGAAGTGAGTCCGTTTTCGTCAGTAACGATATCACCACCTATTACATAATAGTCCAGATCGCCGTCGCCCTTTGCCATAATAACGCTGCCACTCTGCTGATGCATATTCCCACGCACCTCGGCATTTGCTTTCTCCACTTCAAGGTCAATCCTGTCCATCGCGGAGTCCATCACGCCCTGGGCGCGAGCATGCTTCTGGTAATAGTCGGCAGCTGCGGCAATTTCTTCATCAGAATAGGTGTCGCGATTGTTCATCATGTAGTTGAGGGTGGCGGTTGGATCTACAGAACCATTGGCAACCATAGCCGTAAATTCAGGGCCATACTGTGTCAGGTTCTGTCCTGCGGCCACAGCCTCATCAACGGCAGACTTCATTTCGTCCGGGGTCTCGATGTCGGTACCATTGTCGTATGCGCTCTTGATTGCTGATTCCTCATTGGAAAGATTACCTTCCATTCTCATGAGCATATCAGCTGTATTTGCACCCTGGTACTGCTTCAATCGTGCTGCGTAACCAAACATGGCGGCTTTCTGCTCTGGCGTGAAGTTGTTGTCATCCTTGATGCCATACAGAAAACCGGCAATATCCTTATCATCCATATTGTCGATGGTGGCTTTCATTGTCGGCCATTCATCGCGGAAAGCCATTTCGCCCTGAACATCTGCATTATTCAGGTTACGGCGCATTGCACGCTTGGCAAACGGATAGGCTGCGGTGTTCATCGCTGCCATCATTCCACCAAACCACATGGTTCCGGCAAAGATGTCGGCCTGCTGCTTGCTATCCCATAAGTCGCTGATCTGATTGTCGCCTGTGAGAAGAGAGTTAAGGATGATGCCATACTCTTCCTCCAACGGCTCCTCAATCATACCGTCCCAGTGTGTGCGCTCCATGAATTTCTTCATGCTGCGCGCAAATGGCGTAGTACCGACTTTGCCCACAAGGTCGCTGATATATCCAAGCCCCATCTTCTTTCCGAGCTTTGAGCCTGCGGCCTTACTCAGCATTCCGTTGATATTACCACCGAAGCCAAGCTCCGTGAAGTTCTCAATGATACTTGCAGCCTCACCTTCAAAGATGGACTGTCCGAGATCTTTGCCTCCTTCTACAAAAACATCATTGCCGTCTTCGTCTTTCTCATAGTGACCAAGAATCATGTTGCCATCTTCATCATAGCCAAATTCACCCGCATGTCTCTGTGCGATATCAGCCATCGTCTTTGGAGCCTGCCAGGTATTTGACAGTATTGCGGCCTCACCAACATTGCCTGCTACCCTTGCGGCAACACGGGCTGTAATAGCTGCAAGTCCATCACGGCCAAACTTTCGGACTGCCTTGCGTGCGAATGCTTTGCCGATGCCACTTCCGGGATTAGCTGCCATCTGCAACATAAACGGCGCCATTTCCAAGGTGGTCTGACCAGCCGTATAGCCATGAGGGAGATCTGTGCTCTGTTGTATTTGCGCTAAGGTCATACCAGCCAGAGCAACGTCCGTTTCCTGATCTGTCAATTCCTCACCACGCTCCATCTTATCCTTGATGCGGAGATAAGTATGAGCCTTTTCCAAATCATTTGTACCTGCAAAGTTGATAGTAACATCATTAAGTGCGTCCCAAACACCATAGCCGAAGTTCTTCCAGTTGTTAAACCAATCTTTGGTGAAAGGAACACCCACGCCACCGAGGAAGTCGCTGCTGGCATGAAGCTCACGATTACGCTGCAACATAGTCTTGGCTTCCTTCAAATCGCGCAAAGCAACGTCCAAAGCCATTACGTCCTTATCCTGACGGGCAAGATCCATCGCCCTGTCATGAACTGCGATACCTTCTCTGTCTGGAGTGAACATATCGTGGATAGTCTTGGCAATACCTGACTGTGGTTCGTTTGCCTGCCTTGCACGTTCTACCGCTGCTGCATAAGCCTCGTTACGCTTCTGTTCGAGGTTGGCAATTCTTCCATCGATAGACTCTTCCGGATGCTCGCGTACCCATCTTTCAGATTGTGCCTGCTGGTCAAGCTCGCGCTGCTCCATATCAGCAATGGCCTTGTTCTCGTATTCAAGACCAGAGCCTGTCATATAGCCCTGATCCGTGGGAGTAAGGTTGTTACTCTCACCAAGATTGACACGCTTTGGCACATTAAGGCCTCGGCGCTTCTTCATCAGTTGCGATTTACGCTCATAACTCTGTGTAGGGTTCTGCGCTACACCGCCAGCACTCCGGATGGTCTGCTGAAAGCCTGCCATTTCTTCCTGCGTCGGCTGATATGATGGGGTTGGAACACGTTCAGGTTTACCCGCATGGAGTCCAAGCCTTGCAGCAAAATCCTCATAAGTTGGGCTTTCTACGGCTCCATCTGCTTTCAATGCATCATAGAGCTGCTTTCTGTTCCTGTAACCCTGCTCGCCTGGTGCAAGCATTTTTCCGCGAAAATACTCTCGATCCTTACTGACTGCGCCATCAGCATAAAGCGCATCATAAAGCTGGTCAATCTTATCGTATGGCATATTATAATCCTAACGCTCTTGTGTTCTCGTATTTGTCTTTTGATTTTCCGCTTGTTCCTTTGCCTTGCTGTGCTGCAGGCTTCTTGGGTTCCTGTACACGCCTCTCTGGAACACCACCAGTAGTCGGCACTCTTTCCGTTACTTTACGGCCTTGATCATCGTAATAGGTTGTGGTCTTATATCCGTATGTACCGTTGTTTCGACCTCCGCTACCACGTCCTCCACCGGTATTTGTACGATTATTCTTATTAATTTGTGAACGTACATATTCCAAGTACAACGGATCAGCCTCTGTCAGTGGCTCTACATTTCCAGATACGGGATCGAACTTCATAAGGCTTCCGTCCTTTTGTTTAATGACCTTGACGGCTTTCAGCTTATCCAGCTCAAACTTTTGCCGGTCATTCTCGGCCTTCATACGTGCAACCTCGTCACGGGTGTCGTAATAATTAGCCTGTGCCTGTGTGAGAAGATTGCGTCTGGCATCGTCATTCATCTGCCTGCGGAAGTTATAGAGGGCCGTGGCGTACTGTCGGCGGTAGTTGTCGTTGGCGTCGGCAATGGCGCGCTGCTGGTTGATCTCGTTGTCGATGGCCTGATACGGGCTGGAGAGCTGCTGAGGCGTAGCGCCCTTGTAGACGGAATAGAGGTTGCCGAACTGACGCAGGCCGTCGAAGAGTCCCGCCCACGCTGACATCTTCGCCCTGCTCTCCAATGCCCTTCGCTCGCGCGCCTCACGCTCTGCCGGTGTGGGGCCGAGCATTTCGGCAATGGAGTTGATGGCGTTCTCGGTGTCGACCTGTGGAAGCTGAGGCTGCTGGGAATAGTATGTATTCTCCCTGACACCCTGAGCTACCATTATGTCATTAGGATTACGCTGCGGACCGGTATAGGTATATCCGTTTGGCTGCTGAGGCTGAACCACAGGCTGCTGCTCCTGACGTGTCTTTAAGACATAATCTGTGAAATAACCCATAGTCTTGTCAATTTAATCCTGGCAATTTCAAACCCGCAGTTGTTTTCATTAACCAATCAAGATAGGTGTCGCTTGATCTGAGCTTTCCGAAGTTGTGCGCGAACATCTGGTTTCCGATAGCTGGGATTTCGACTTTCTGAGTGCTGCCCATCTGCTGCAATTGCCCGGGCTTTGCAGGCATGGCATCTGGCTGTGGAGGTGTCGAAGCTCCACCGCCAGGCGAACCGGCTCCCATCATCTCCTGTCCGAGCTTCGTGCCGCCGAATGTGGCGACAGCTCCCTGTGCGAGACCGTTGCTCACGCCTGACGCTGCCTGTGCGATGGCACCGGCTCTCTCTCTGTCGAGTCCTATCTGCTGCTGTGTGAGGCCTGATATCTGCTGACGGTAGCCGGCATCGACGGCATCCTTCTTATCCTCATGGGCAGCGTTTGCCTGTGCGATCACCTCAGCCTGCTTCTGGTTGTTGAGTTCCTTCTGCTGTGCTACGGCGGCATCGGTGGCACCGCCGACGGCTGCTGCACCTCTGACACCTTGCAGATATTTGTCGCTTTCCTCGCGGAGCATACGCATGGTGTTCTGTCCGCTGGCCGTGTCAAGCCACGTCTGGTACTTTGCACGCATACGCTCGGCATTGAGTGCGGCCTTCTCGGCGTCGAGCTTGGCCTGTGCCTCCCTTGCTGCCTGTGCGGACTTAGATCCTCCCCATATCGATGACAGTACGGATCCTGCACCCATGATCAGCGGTACGGCCAGGGGAATAGCCTCTTTCTTTCTCGGTGCATAGCCGCCGGACATGTCAATGATGCCCAACGGCTGAGTAAATAGATTCAGTTTCATAATTGCGCAATTTATAAATCTGGCTCCAAAGTTACTACGAAAAGGGCTTGCATTTTTCACAGAATTTCGAAACGGGGAATTTAAAGGCATATTTTATTGCAGGATAGTTAAAAGATTTAAGGAAAACGACTATCTTTGCAGCGTCAAAAGGTTTTTTTATATTTTATAGTTCGAGTTTTTAGTTAAACACACAAGACACAATCGTTAGGAATGAATAAAAACAGGCTCGTTGTGATAACGGGCCTGATTTCCATTTCTTTCCAATTCTTTAAGGACCTGAATGAATTACTTACTGGATAACTTATTACATTGTCAGAAGTTATTCAGCATGCATATTTATTCAGGTATTATCAGGTACTTTCAGGTACGGCCTATTCAGCCACCTTTAGTTGTACTTCCTTTGCTTTCTCGAACTCTGCCGCTGCCATCATAGCCTTTTCCACATTGTCGAGCTTCAGGTATTTGCGGAGCATGGCCTCGGTACTGTGGCCGGTGATGATCATGATGGACGATAGCGATATCTTATGCTTATACGCATTGGTGGCGAAGGTTCTGCGGGCGGTGTGCGTCTTTATCAGCTCGTAGAACTTCTTTGTCGTCGGCACTTCCATCATGCCGTGCAGCTCCATGATGCCGCCGTTCTCTCGCCAGCCAAGCAGACGGCCTATCACCTTGATGCGCTCGTTCAGATCCTGATCGTAGATGTGCGGAAGCCTGCCACCGTACTTCTGGAGTATCACCCGCACGCGGATATCCAAGGGAATGTATATCCACTTCTGCGTCTTGGTCTGCTGGAGATAGATGTATTCCTTGCCGTCGCTGAGAGTCCGGAACATCTGTTCGTTGATACGCTTATAGTCGCTGATACGCTGCCCTGTCAGGCATCCTACGGTGAAGATATCCTTTGCCTCATTCAGCAGCTTCGGTGTTCGCCTCGTCAGCTGATCCTTCATGGCGTCGCGCTCTTCGCCATTGGGAGCCTGCTTCATCAGTCTATCTATGGTCCTGGCATCCTCGAAGTCGGTCTCATACATCTGCTGCACGCGCTCTTCGGTAAGGTAGACGTTCTCCACGTCCTTTGAGTCGGCAGAGAAACGCGCGCTCTCGAAGTCGTCGCGGGTGGTAAGCTTCATGTCCTTTGCAGCGTAGAGGAAGATCTTCAGGTTCTTAATGTGCTTGCCGATGGTGTTGGGCGAATACGGACGCGGATTACCCTTCGCATCCTTCTTTTCGAGGAAAAACTTGCGCCAGTCGTCATAGAAGTCCATCGTGATGTCGTCGAAGTCCACCACCTTATGACGCTTCTTTGCGTAGGCCTGCAGCTGTGCCAGCGTCCCTTTGTAGGTCTTGATGGTTCCTGCTGTGATCGTCCTCGCGCTCTTCTGTTTCAGCCGCTCCCCGCTCTCGCACTCGCTGATATAGCTCTCTATCCACTCCATCAGCGTGACCCGCTTCGCCTCTTCCTCGCGCGCCTGCGATTCCTCTATATTATGAACATACTCTTCGTTCATAATGCGTCTGATGGTGTCTTTTGCCTCGAACACGTTCAACGTCTGGCAGTCCTCCATTGCCGACAGTTCCCTGCGGATGGCCTGTAGCTTCTTTGCCAGCTCTGCATACGACATACCTCCAAGTTCCTTTACGGATCTTTCGTCTGCGTACTTCTTCGGGAGCTGCATGTCTGCATTCCACTCCTTTACCGGGATCTTAATCTTCAGGGCAATATAGGTATTCAGGCCAGCCTGCCTGTTCTTGATATACACATTGAGGCTGCATATATCGTCATTAGTCGTTTTTCGTCCGATGATACTAACCATAATAATATGAATGAATGAATTACGCCACAAAGGTAGTCAAAATTTTAATTTGACGGACATTTGACGGACAGAAATTTTAATGGACTTAAACAAATTTAACAACACGGATTTGCTAAACAAATAAAAACAAACTGATTTTCAATATATTACGAAATCTGCGGATTTATAAATCAAATAAAGTTGATATAATGCAAAAAGGTGCGCCAGGCACCTCGCAGTAGTAATCGGGAATCCCAGTAAATAAAGGGGTTCCCGATTTTTCTTTTCGTTGAATTTTAAAATTTGACGGACATTTGACGGACAAATAAAAAAAAGAGCTGACGCCTCAGCTCCAAGTAACTTTAAATATTATCAAAAAAAGTATTATCAGCTCCTTACATTCCTCACGGATAAAGAAAGCAACAGTCTTAATTCATTCAATTCATTCTTTCATCAATCAAATTTATAACAATAATAGTATTCGGCTGCAAAGGTAAGGGTAATTTTCGAGACGAAAAGTTAATAAAACATAAATCGAGCGTATTGCGGCCTCAGCGGAAGTGCAAAACGGAAATTCTGTGAAAAACATGGGTGCAAATCGAAGTAACTTTGCAGCAACATTAAATACTTAGGATTATGGAAGAACTGAAATTGAAGCTTTTGCAGTATGCTACAAGCATGATAGCAGGGTTCGTCCTGGCTTTTGAGACAAGTCTTGACTACTTCATTCCGTGTCTGCTGGCCATCGCCCTCGACGTGTTCTCGGCATTCATGCTCAGCCGGAGAGTCCACAAGAAGCATCCTGACAGATGCGACGGGAAATTCAAGAGCGAATACAAATGGCGCGTGATGATCACCCTCGGAGTGATGTTCGTGGTGCTGATTCTTGCGGCCTACGTTGACCATAAGGTAAGGATGAGCGACGATCAGCTGGCCGTGCGCTTTGCGATGGGTGCTTTCCTTTTCTATGAACTGTGGAGCTGTCTGGAGAATTGGTCGTCGGAGAATGAACAGCCGTTTGCCAGGGCCTTACAGCGCATCATGATCAATAAGGCCGAAAGGCATCTGGACGTACCTCTGAAGGATATATTGATGAAAGGTGACAACCACCATACGGTTTTAGACAAAGACGACAACTAAAGTGTTCAGGGAAATGAAGATCGAACTGTATAGGAAATGGCGGAAGAAGGGATATACCATCGGTATTCTCTCCATCGACGGCCAGCGTATCTGTGAGACGCTGGAGGATCAGGACAGAGGGCTTGTTGCCGGAATGAGCCTCTGGAAAGTCAGCGAACTGAAGGTGAAGGGTGAGACGGCCATCCCCATCGGGCGATACCAGATTACATGGACGTACTCGCCGAGATTCAAGAAGATGCTGCCGCTGCTGAACGGCGTGCCTGGATTCGAGGGCATCAGGATCCATTCGGGCAACAAGGCGAATGACACCGAGGGCTGCATACTGTGCGGACGCAACACGGAGGTGGGCACCGTGACAAATTCGCGCTATTGGACGAACAAGGTCAACGGCCTCATCGAAGCAGCCTGCAAGCGCAAGGAGGAAGTGACAATTACTATACATTATTAATATATATGAAAAAGAAACAGATTGCCTTGCTGGTTGGCGGCATGATTGCCATCAGCGTAATGATCGGCGAGTATCACAAGATGGAAACGGCTAACAGTGAGCTGCGCCAGAAGGTGAGCCAGCTACAGCAGACCATCGCCCATTCCACCATCGAACTGCTGCATGATACCATCCGGGACACCATCCCCGTAGCCAGTCAGCCGGTGGTGGTGATCGACAAGACGGACTACAAGAAGATGGAGGCAGACCGCGAGCTGTTGAAAGACCTCAACCTGAAGTACAGTCAGATTGAGAGTGAGATGCGGGTGCTGCTGGCTAATCAGGGGAAGGTAACGCTGCAGGCATCAGCGGATTCTGACTCTGTGCTGAGGTACAAAGACCGGTGGTGTGAGTTTGAGTACCTGGTAAGGCCGAGGGATCTGTCCTATAAGACGTTCGACTCTATCGTTACGCTTGTTGACCGGGAATATAAGCACAAGTTCCTCTGGTGGCGCTGGGGAACAAAGGGCTACAAGGTCACACATGTCAACTTCAATCCGAATGCGGAGATTAAGTATAGCAGATATATAAAGGTGGAGCACTAAAGTTCTACCTTTATTGTATTATTCCTACCATTTCCCCGTACATCACCACAAGCTCTCGAAACTGAAGATCTGAAAGACAAAACTCTCGGTGAGACATATCGCTTTCTGTCTTGGTTATTATCAAATCGTTCGACTTCTTATCTCTTTCGATAGAGACCATGCCGGCATAATCGCACTTCTTCATATTCTCTCACTTTTCTATTCTTTCATATACCCATTTACCGCAATAGCAACCGAGAAAGTTGGTCGATGCGGAAACGATAATTGCTGTAGTCATGTCGCTTTCTGCTATGAACTTCACCACTACAGCAGAAAAGGTATAGCAGAAGCAGTTGCATAATGATGAAACCAGTTTGCCGCTATTTACGATAAGCAGCGTTTTAATCACATGGATAAAGACGTTGATGAAGCTGCACACAAAGTATAGTACCATCTATTCATTCTTTATGTTTAAATTTGTGGTAACGGAATTTTTCGATGTCCTTATCAAGCTCGTCTGCGTCAAAAAACACCTTACCTCCAAACTTGAAGGCATGCAGATCGCCATGCAATAGCATTTTGTCAACGGTTGGCGCCGAAATACCAAACATATCCATCACATCAAAGCGTGTATAAATACGTTTTGGTTTCTGTTTCACGCTTTCCAGCAACTGAGTTAGTGCATTTGTAACTTCCTCGCCAATGATCTTTCTTAAAAGATCCTCTTCTACAAACAAAAATTTTCCTTCCATATCTATTCGAATTTAACAAACTTACCTGTTTCTTCAAAGAATATACTTAACCCGATAGCCGTAGCCACGTCGAACTCTACTTTGCAGCCCTTGGAGTGCGTCCACCGGCGCATCATGTAGATGGCGTCGTACCTGTTACGGCCTTCCTTGGTAAGCTCTGCCAGATCACGGTGCATGTGCTCGTTGGTTGTTGCATCGGCTGGCAGTCCGTTCTCCATCGGATTAAATACCTTCCAATCTTGCGCTTCGAGCATGACTTGCACGGCCTTGAACTTCTTCCTGGTTTCTTCAATATCCGTCCCGCTGATAGGGCCTGAAATATAAATCTTGGGTTTTCTCATAATCCTTTTTCTTTTGGTAGTTTTTTCAATTCTTTTAAAGTCAAGAATCTTGCTGTGTAGCTTCCCTTTGGAATGTGAATTAAGATTCCTCTGTCCTGATCAAGTAACCAAATCTCATTTGGATGATCATCTCCATATTCTGAACACGCCTCAAAACCGCGTTTCCACACAGGGACCAAATTGTCAAACTCTCTTGGATCTACAGATTTCTTCATGGATCCTTTTATACATTTCCAGTGCATCAGAGCTTCCTCTCTGTTGTCAAAGACTAAACCTAATGATTCAAAATATGCCAAGACTTCCATTGTCCATCCATAATGCTCGCATGATTGCTTGCAGATTTCTTCTGGTCTGAGATCACCCTCACGCAAGATGTACTTGCCATAATAATCTTCTTTCTTCATAATCCTTATTCTTTTAGCACTTTATCAATACACTCGGCTAACTGCCGCAACACATCCTTGCCATATCTTGTCTTTTTGACTTCGGACAGGACTTCTTCAAGGTTGTCACCTTCCCTGTAAAACAGACAATTAAAGCTGTGGAAGTTCACATGCTTGTCTATGTCCTCTATCGTCACCTGATAAGTCGGCTCGTTCCTTATCGCACAAAGGCTGATACTTAATTTCGGAGTCATACACAATTTTTCTTTTCTTTTTCACGTACTTCCTTAACATAATCCTCCAGCCGCTTCTGGTAAGCATCCTTGTCCTTGATGAACGAAACGTAATCGAATGGCAGACAATAGAAGGCACTGATATGGACACACTTTTCATAACCCTGCAACTCGTCCTGCAAGAGCATCAGCGTCAACAGATAATCGTTATCATTGAAATGCTCGTTGACCACGCGGACAATCTCATCGACACAGCTAACCATCTTGCCCGTTCTGGTTTCTTTGTTCCAGTCCCAGAACTTCACACTATAACGGAACTCATCTCGACTCATGTGCTTAGTCAGCCCGAGCAAATAGTTTGCCTTGTCGTGTTTGATAAGGTATTTTCCAAGCCTGAACCATGACGTGAGATGCAGACAGGCATAGATATGCTCGCCGTTGATAGTATCCTCAGATTTCATTGACCGATCCCTGCGCCCGGAATAGTCCTGTATCTTCCATTCATGAATAAAAATCTCTTTCATATTCATTCCTCCTTCATCTTGTTCATACTAAGAACCGCTAAACCCACCACACCTAACACAAAGCCTGTAACCAGGCCAATACAGAAACATACAATCATAATTCTTCCTCCTCATGTATTCCAAATAAATTCTTTAACTCCTCTTCTTTCTTTTTCAGCAGCTCATAGCCGCTGACAGTCATGCCGTCGCTAACAGGAAATCCAGGCCACATGATGCGAGCCAAACGGCCTTCTTTGTATGTCAGCGGCACGGGCGTACCCTCTTCTACTGGCTCATAGCTGTAATCCACCTCTTCAAGCCCCATCTTCTTTTCAGGGTAATGCTTTTCGTTGAACTTGCCGTGACCTCCCTCCATCCGTGTCATATAGTAGCCGTTGATTCCCGTCATCAAAGAAAGGATGCATATCGGATTGGGTATTCCAACCAAGCGGTCACCAGCCGCGAATCTCGGCTTGTGCTCAATCGGTTCATGTCCGAGGCGGCAATGGCTCACTGTTCGCAAGTCCTCGCTACAGCAGCCTCCATCGTCAATCTCTCCGCATCCCCACGGCTCGCCATCGGTATAGATACAATAGTCGCAGTTGATGCAATGTGCATTGATAAATTCTCGTGTCATACGCTAATCGAATAATGATAATTGTTTTGCCGTTACCGGCTTTAGTGATTTCTTTAGCTGTGATTTCAGCTCGGCCATGCGGTTGTCGCTGACGATGGGCTGAGGCTTATGTGACGGCAGAGTGACTAAGGCCTCATCGGGCATAGACGGAGATTCCATCTTCATTGTCGGCTGAGGCCTGCTTGTGCCAAGACGCAAAGCCATACTGTCGCGCCAGAGCTGATAGAACTTGTCGAGGGCGTCGATGCGGAGGTGGTTGCGCTGGTGGTCCCAGTTCTCCTGCTTGAACCGCAACACGCTCATGGCAGCGTCCGGCACCTCCACCTTGATGAAGTCCAGCGGATCAGCCTTCATGAGTGCTTCGTTTATACTCTCCTGGCAGTGCTCAAAACTCTCGTTTCGGGAAATTTCACGCGGTTTCTGCTCGATTTTTGAGGAATTAGCGGAAATTTGAGGGAGATTTCCCGAAATCTGGTCGGGCGAGGTGTAGACGTGAGCCGGTGTATACAGGGCCGTAGCCTTCGTGCCCTGCACCTGGATCCTCACGGCCACCATGCCCGAAAGGATTCCCTTCTCACTGTTCTCCACCACCTCGCCCTGAAGGATGGAACTGTACCAACGGACATAGACGCTCATGCTTCCTCCCTCTGCTTTGCCTGACAGAATTCCTTGTTGAACACACACCAGCGGGCGTCGCAGTCAGGGTGAGACGGATGGACTGCGTTGCACATGGGACGCGGGTAAATCACCGGATGCTGGCAGTTGCCAGGGATATCCACTTTTCCGCTACGTCCGTCTGCTAAATCAAAACCAACTTGTTTCATAATCTTAATTCTTTAATCGAGGGCGACAGGAGCGAAACCGTAAAAACAGAATTAATGTTATTATATCCTGCCGCCCTCATGGTTATTAATCGTGTTTACTTCTTAGAGGTTCTGCAGGTTTGCCGTCCGCACCTACTGGATCTAAACTTGGACGTACACTTTCACAACAATTGCCTATGGAATCTATCAATAAATCCTCTTCTATGTCAATGCGCTTGCAAAGAGTATAGAGATAGGACTCCATTTTGTCAAGTTGTATTCTTAAAAGATCACGTTGCTTTTCGTTGAGAGCTGCAAATTTCTTTGTGAAAGTAAATTTTCGTCCTTTCAAATAACGATCTTCTACCTCCTCCTTCTCAATAATCATACGGTCAATGTGACTCTCTGAAATACGGTAAGCATCTTCGAATACCTTCATCGGACTCCAGCTTTGATATCCGTCCGGATACTGAACGAGGTAACCGCATTCGTCTTCAATTTCATCACTGTCAGGACGTACCTTGCGCCCAATGATTTCCTCTGCCGATTTACGGCTCATCCTGCAAGCCTTTACGGTCTTCGTGCCTGTAAACTGCTGCATTACAAGTTCTTTTTCTTTCATAATGTTACTTTGTTTTTATTTTGTTAATACTATGCCGTAGGCCTCAACCAGCTTTCGGATGGCATCTGAGCCGTAGGCGTTACATGTTTTTAATGGGTTATTACTATAATTCGATGATGGGGATGTCAGGGCAAAGCTCTGCAATCTCTTCAAGGACCTTGTCCATGAGTTCATCGCGCGCCTCAACCATCATATCCTGAGCATCAGGAGAAACGAGCGTACCCGTCAACGTGTCAGGATCGATGTCTATCTCAACGGTAAACGTCTTCTTGGGCTGTCCTTTGAAGATGGGGATGTTAAGCTCGAATGACGGCGGCTGGTTTCCTTCCACTACCTGACGGACATACGCCAGACGGTTGCCCTTCTTGTCGTCGTTGGTCTCTATCTCCTTGGTAACGGTAGCCTTGAAGTTACGCATGATGGTTACAAGCTCCATCGCCTTTGTCTTATCCTCAAAATATGTGCGGTTCATGCGGATAAGGTCAGACAGTTCAAGTCCTGTGACATATTTGCCCTCGTTGATGCCGAACTTCTTGAACTCAGGAGAGATGATCAGCTTGCCATAGATATCATCGCTAAAGTGATCATGTTCGTTTATGGTAAGCCTGATACCCATCTCGTCGCGATTGAAGCAAATGTTGCATTGTTTCTGGTAGATAATGTCCTTACGCTTCTCCAGCCACTTCAGCGGTGTATCGATAACACCAATTATCCTGAGACTTTGAGGATCATAGACTTCTGGAGCCTTACCCTCACGAATAACCATACCGCCATTAAGGAAAGTCATTCCTGCGACCTCCTTGAAAATCTGCTCTCTTAATTCTTTTTCCATAATCCAAATGTATTTAATTGTTAGTACCTGTCTTTCTTGTCGGTGGGACCTGCTTGAACATGTCTTCGGAGTCGCGCAGTTCCTTCAGCGTTGCCGGGCGCTCTTCGATAAGAACACCGTCCTTGTTGTACACGCCGATCTTTCGCTCCTCACGGAAGAGGAATTCAAAGCACGTCTCACAGGTGAACGTCGTGCGCTTCTCTTCTTCCTCCGAAGCTGTCTCAATGGTAGACTTCAACTTTCCGATCTGGTCGTTGTAGCCTTTTGTTACTTCCTTCTTCTCGGCCTCCACCTTCCGAAGCTCCCTGACACAAGAGGTGATCTTGTCTTTCAGTTGCTTCACCTGGTCCTTGGAGAGCGGCTTCTCGTAGCCGTGATCCTCCAGCCGTTTGTTACAGTTGTCGTTGAGCATCTGGAGTCTCTGCTCCTCGGAATACTCCTGAAATAATACTTTATCCATAATTGTTGCCTTAATGGGTTAATTTCTTCTCTACCAGATCCACGATATCGTCTACCGTGCCGTTGTTGATGACCTCGATGTAGGAGTCGGTGGTGTTGATCCGGAATGTCTTGTCAATCTCCATCGATATCTCCACACCGTCAATCGAGTCACAGCCAAGCTCTTCCTTCAGCTTGGTAGAACCCTGAATGTCATAGTTCATCGCAAGGTCTACGTGATCCTCGATGATCTTCTTCACCTTTTCAAAAATCTCTTCTTTTTCAATCATAATCAATCTGTTTTTATTGGGTTAATAATCTTTTATGTCTTCCCAGATGGTCTTGTTGAGGTTGGCAATGATGCCCGGACCATTGTTGAAGTCGATGTTACTGGAATAGACGATCATGTACTGGCAAGGTGCATCCTTGTCGATCCTCCTGAGCGTTTCCATGAAGTCGCCTGCGGTCTCATACAGGTACCGCTGCTCCCACGTCAGATCCTTCACATTGACAAACGACTCCAGCTGATCGTCCACGCAGCATGTACATCTGACGTAGAAACGTTTCTGTCCGTCAGGCATCCTAACAAACACGATGCCGAATATGTACGACTCGGGCTTTATCAACTTCTCCATCTGGCTTATGAGATCCGCCACGCTGCCTGGCAGTATGCCGAGCGTCTTCTCATACGCCTCGCACTTCAGAGGATCCGTGAAGAGCCTGCCGTCCTTGGCCTTGTAATATATCGTATCTATCTCCATCAGTTGGCGTTCTTGTCCTTAGAGTCCTCCTTGATCATCTCGTCGGTTTTCAGACGTACTTCGTCCAGGAATGTGTCGATAATCTGCTTATCTGAGTCTTTCTTATAGAGGCGGACAACCTTAGCGAGGAAATCGGCATTCACTAGTATCATCACAGTCATCAGTGCCTCGAACTCCAGATGTGCCGCTTCGAGAATGTGCGATGCCATCCTTATGGCAGTGTGTACCAAATCGCAGCACTTCATTATCAGTTCTCCTTCCAGATGCTCCTGACGCCTTGCACCAGTCATCTTTATCTCCTTTGTTCTCTTGTTCATAATCCAATCACTTTTCTAACGTATTTCTTGATTTCTGTTTCCATTGCCAGGCAGTCGTCGCGGAGCTTCGCCTCCCACTTGGGATCCTTGTCAGGGCGCTTCTTGTAGATGAAGTACTCATGCCAGCGGTTGCGCCAGGCCTCAACCACCTGGAAGAAGGCAAAGGCCGTGGGGTTGTCGGGCGTCGAGTTGGGGTGCTGCTGGAGCCAGAGGCGCGTCTTGGCGTTCTTGTTGTCGAGTGCGCGCTCCAGTGCCAGCGATGCCCGCAGGTTCTCGTCGCTCTGCGACTTCGGCACCTGACTGCGCTCGTCGTAGTACTTGCGGATGGCCTTCAGCACGCGGTAGACCAGCCACACGTATTCGTCCTGGCTGCTGCCTGCGATGTAGGTCACGTCGGGCACCATCCTCACCATGTCGCCCCTGCGCTTTCGCTCGTTCCATTCCACGTAGGCCAGCGTGCGGTCAGACGTCTGGTAGCAAGCGGCCGTCTTCCCCGGCTCGTATATCTGGAAGTTTACTACAAACGGCATAATCTATTATTCTTTATCGTTGAACAAATCGTGCTGGGGTATATACGGCTCCACCTTCGAGTGCGTGTAGGGTTTCTTGCCGCCGATCTTACAGGCGAACTTCAGGCGCATGTCCTCGGCCTGCTTCTTCGGCATAGGATTCGTTATGATCTCGCGCTCGCCGGTCAGACGGTTACGGGCTGTGATGCAGTACAGTGTCATAGCTTCTTTCCGATTACCTTGTAAAACTTCTCGCGCTCCTTGGCCTCAGCAGCAGCCTGAACTTTCCTGTGCGTAGCTAACACGAAGTCCAATCTGTCTGATGGGACGTGGTAGACATATTCTTTTATGAGATTTTGAAACCGATCAAGGTTCCTGACTACTTCGTACCTATATCCAGCAGCCTCAAAGTATTTTTGAAAATCTTTCTGCGACTGCGATTGACTTCCTGATTTCGTTTTAAACTCAATACCAAGACCGTGAATGTGTATCAACATCTTAGTTCTTGATACATCATTGCCTGCGATATCCTTGACTGGATAAAGTCTTTCCTCAATGGCTGGCAAGAACAGCAACAGGTCTGGCACTCCGGCCACCGTGCCCTCTGCCTTGTGGATGGCACCGCTTACCCTGTTGCCGTTACCCTCGTTGGCAGGATGGGTCAACAGCATCGCATAGTGCGGGTACTGTGCCCGGAACCATGCCACGCACTGCTGCTGCAGCTTACTCTCTTCGTGATTCATACGCTCTGTTGTATATTCGGTTTCCAATCTATTCCTAACTGTTGCAGCTCTCCTGATTCGTATGCCTGGACAAGTACTTTGCGGCACCAGCTATCGGGAGTTTTCTCGACAATGCCAACCATTCCTTCGAGCTGTGCCTTCCTCTCCTGACGCGGACGGGCTTCGAACTCGTAGGCCTCGACGGTCTCTTTTGCTTTTTGCTGCTGAGGCTTCTCTTCCTTCTTCTGCTGTCTGGGCACAAAGCTTCCTTCGAGAACCATGTCGAACACCTTGGGCGACCATAGCTTGGTGAAATCACCCCTGAAACCCTTGCTCCCCTGCTGGAAGTAATAGTAGGAGTCTGCAAGCCTTGCAAACATGGCATCCACCGTGCCGCGTCCCCTGAGCCGGACGCACTGGCCGATGATCCGCTTGCGGGTGTCGGTGAGCTGCTGTGCCAGGTCCTTGTCTGCAACGTCGTACTTCCTGGCAATCTCGTTGTATCTCCGCATCCACATGCGGCAGTCGTTCTCAGTGACAATCCCATCATCATCAAAATCCAAACCTTCATCTGCGCTATATATATCTTTATATTCTTTATTCTTATTAATAATAGGTGGAGCAGTCCGTTTGCAGTCCGTTTGCAGTCCGTTTGCAGTCCAAAGTCCTTCACCCGTGCCGTTGAAACTCTCATAGTGACAGATAGTTACAATCGTTTTTTGGTAGTCCGCAATTAGGGTTAAATCTCCCGAGGCTTGCAGATCCTTCAAAGCCCTTGACAGAGTTCCCCTGCTGCACTTGTGGCACTCGTTCGACACGGCCCGCTGCATCTCGTCGTAGGTTGTGACAAGCGATCCCCGACGCACCACGATGCCCCTCACGCGACAGTCCTGAACCTTCGCCTTGGTAAGCAGCCATTCGAAGAGCGGATGATGCGGGTACACGTTCCACCATTCCCACTCCACGAAGTCGTCGTGCATCTTCCAGAACCTGCTCATGCCGCCTTATCCCCATGCCTTACCTTCAACCTCTTCTGGATGCTTTTCTCACTGCGGTCCTGGAACTTGTGCAAGGCGCATATCCTCTTGGCTCTTGCTACCTCTACCTCATAGGGGAAACGCTCGTTGAACATCTGCGGCTTCTGACGGCACTGTGCCAGCACCGGATCATGGTCGCCGTACTGTATCAGGTTCGCCCAGAAACAGTCCATGCAGCACACGGCCTCAGCCTTCGCGCATACTTTCTTGTTAGTCTTTGTTGTCATATATACCTCCTCTGAATGAATGCATTTTAATCTCTATCCCGTGAATCCTCCGGCATATCCTCTCCAGTGAGTGGATATCCATCGTTGCGGCTGTCATATAGAGTTCTGCGTACAGACTCTTACGCTTCAGCTCCATCTCGTAACAGGTTCGCTCTATCCTTGGCATGATTTCAATTCTTTTTAGTGGAGATTGCAGGATTCGAACCTGCATCTGCACCGACGGGCCTCATGAGTTAAAACGCTTCCGGCCGTTTCAAAGCTCCATCAGTGCTGCTCTACCATTGAGCTAAATCCCCTGGCCTTCTATTCTCACGAACTAAAAGCCGGATAATCTTAATACCTTAGTAACTAATACCTTTTGGACGGTGCCGCTGCACCTGAAACATGACATAATTGCTTCCATAAACATAATGAATTTGAATTTTTAAACTCTAACAATTAATCAACTATAAATAGGGTGTCATGGGATCTCGTTGTGATGCTCCTCCCACCAGTGGGCTATCTCGCGCTCCGATGGACTCCTGCCGCCGAACGTCTTGGTGAGAGTGTCCTTTACATACTCGTAGTCGTCGTAGCTCATACGCAGTATCACCTGCTCGCAGTAGTCAAGGTCGCCCATCACACCAAGCACCGCCACAAAGGCGAAGATGCCGATTAGGCCTGCCAATATCTCCTTCCAGTACTTCATAACTCTAAGTGCTTCTTAAGTTTCCTTCTGTTCTTCTCTATGGCCTTCCTCACCTCGGCCTTGTCGTAGAGCACACGGCCCTCGATGGTCACAGGCTCAGGAATGAGGCCCTTCTTACGGTAGTTGTTGAGAGTGGGATCGCTCACATGCAGCACCTGGCGCAGCTCCTCGCGCGTGTAGTACGTCGGCTCGTCGCGCTCCTTGATGGTCTGTACGCAGAACTTCATCCACGACTCGAAGCAGTCCATCAGGTCCTTCGCGCTTACCACCAGCAGCGTGTTGGCGGCATTCTGTGAGTGCATCAGTGAGTTCAGATCCATAGTGCTATTTTGCTTTTGAAACTATAAATGAGACCATATCGTCGTCCAGACCTTTCATCAGCTCATGAAAGTTTGGTTCTTCAACGGTACCGCTCTTCTGCGTACTGTCATCTTTCAGGATTATTACTCTGTACATCATAATGCCTCTATCTTAATATCGTTATACTCTTCTATAAAAGGATTGCTCTTCATTCGTTTCCTGAGCCGGTCTGTGCAGTCCTGACAAAGAATCTCCACATGAACCCATGCACACGGATACTGCTTACCATGAGGAAAATATTTCGTTGTCACCCTATAGGCGGCATCGCTGCAGCTCTTGCAGACTGCACTGGCACACGGGAACAGATCCTTTAGGAATGAAAGCTGTGTAGACATAATCAATCCTCATCTTCATCATCGTGAAACTCTGCCTCGCCGTTCTGGATGGCGTCAAGGTGGTCGGGATCCATCGACCAGAACTTCCTAGCACGGTTCAGACACTTGCGCCAGAACTTAACGGTATCCATGATGCCGTCAAGCGACTCCTCAAAGTACTGGTCTGTCTCTTCGTCCAGGCACACGATCATATCCTGCTCGGGCTTGCCGTCGTAGTCGTATTTCAGATAGCCATCCTCCAGCCGGATATTGTCAAGAGTGAATGTCGTGTTGGCATCCTCATAGAGCCAGCCGTCAGGATCGCAAGTCTCCTTATACTGTTCAAGCTCTGCCTTGAACTTCTCGAGAGCCGTTATGTGGCTCTTCTTGATGTAGTCGTTTAAGTCTTTCTTTGCCATGATTGAATGAATTATTGAATGAATGAATAAATAAAATGTCTTATACTATCGGCTTGGAGTATTCCACTCCGCCGTATTTGGTGATCGCAAGATGGCGTGTGCGCTTGGCGTCGTCGGACTGCGACGTGCCGTTAAGGGCTGCATAGAGGGTGGTACGGCCAATGCCCAATGACTTCATCATCATTTCTGCCTTGCCCCGGGGGAGCTGAATTACCCTTCTTGATTTCATAACCATATTTTTATTGATGTTTACTTTGTTATATCGAAAATTCTTCGTATATTTGCAGTCTGTAGCGCAATCGGAACACTTTCGGAACACTTTCGGAATAAATTCACGCTGCAAATATAGACATTTTGTCTTGAATACAAAACAATTAGTCTTATTATATAACATAATTTAACTAAAATAATGTCTTATGGATAAAACAGAACGTTTCAAAAAGGCGTTTTCGTTCTTAAAATACGAAAATGTCATAAAGACACAAGACGATGTTGCTAAAGCAATGCAGGCATCGCGTTCAAATGTGTCAAGCGCACTAAATGGAAAGGAATCAGTCCTTACAGACAACTTCATGATGCGCTTTGCCGGCGCATTCAAACAGATATCGCTGGATTGGCTTCTTCGTGAAGAAGGTCCTATGCTTACCGTCATGCCAAACTTCAAGTCAGAGAACACCCCGCAAGTCCTCGAAAGCTTCGTAGACAAGGATATCCAGGAAGAGCAAGTCAGGATGACCGAGAGGATCATGGAACTGATACGCGAGAGCCAGCACATTCCTAAGACGTTCGCTCTGGAGGCCGACATCGAACTGTCGCTGTTCCTGAAGAAGCTCGAAGGCAAGGCCGTCTGGTCGGTGGCCGACGTGCATAAGATCTGCGACACCTACCGCGTGAGGAAAGGCTGGCTGGTCGACGGCGAGGGCCAGAAGTTCCGCCTGCCGGATGAAGTACTCGAGACCATCCCCGCCAGGCGCTCATACGACACGCGCGTAGGCAAACCATATTATAACGTTGACTTTGTGATGGGTTTCGACTTGATTATCAACGACCAAACCACAAAACCGGAATACATGGTAGACTTTGCGCCCTATAACAAGTGTGATTGCTGGTGTAACGCTACCGGCAACTCCATGTACCCTACTATCTATCACGGCGACAAGATTGCCATCAAGGAGGTGCGCGATCCGCAGTCATGTCTCATCAGTGGGGAGATATACGCCATCGTCACCACCAACGAGCTTCGCACCATCAAACGCGTCAAGGACAACGGCGACACTATCACTCTTATTCCAGACAACAAGGACTACCCTGAGCAGACCATCAGCAAGGATCTTCTACTTCGCGTCTTCAGAGTCTTGGGAAGTGTAAAAATGTTCTAAGGTTATGAGAAAGTATATATTGTGTATAATGCTGCTGGTGATCGCTCTGTCATGCAGCGAGAAGAAAACCAAACAAAAGTCGAAAGAGCCGACCAAGACAGAAGAAGAAGGAATTGGCCTGTACGTCTATTTTGACAGGGCATGGGTGTTGCACACCAAGAACGGTTGTAAAGCCGTATTCAAAGATCACAACATGCAAGAAGTAAGGCCGGTAAAACCTACGGAGTTAAAGATGGAAAATCTGAAAAGAGTCTGTTCCCAGTGTGTTACGGAGTATCAGCTGATTGAACTGGAAGGGCTTATCGAAGCGGAAATGGATGCACGTTCCATCGAAGGTGACACCATAGCTGCCGAATACGATCCAGATACGGACGATCCCGATAATACATGGGGATATTAATCAAAGTAGTGGATTTTCCATACCGCAGCACGGGCACATGATGCGCCGGATAGCCGGAGCCATCTGACGGCCTATCTCGCCTTGCGTGTATGCCGGTGGCTCTCCGTAGTTCATCACGTCGTATGCTGCGGTTATCTCATCCACAAGATGCTTCGTCTCATGCATCACCGTATCGAAGAACTCTGCCCAGCTCGTCGCCCTGCCTATCAGCGTGATACTCCTGCGCCTTGCCGGATTACTCCACGTATAGCCCTTGTTCCATTTCTCGGTCATGTTATGCCATGTGGCATCGATATCCTCATCAGGGCAACCGAGCATAGACAGGGCCTCAGCCACACCGGGCATATCCCTGTCGAGCGGCACGTATACCACCGTCGCTATCCAGTAGCCGTCGATATCTATCGTCTGCCAGATCACACCACTTCCTCCCAGGGCACTTCCACCTTCATCGCCACACAGTCTGCCAGCCACCGGCAGAATGCTATCCCTTCGTAGCCGTCAGGATCGTCGATCACGTTCTTTACATACTTGGCGAGATGCTCCATGTCGGGCACGCTCTCACCGAGGTAGTCGGCCATTCCCATATTGGCCACAAAGACATGGTCGTAGCCTGAAAGGTGCTCTATCGTTATCTTCGACTCTTCCAGCATCCGCTCCACCTCCTGCCGGCTCATGGCCTTGACGGGCTTACCGTCGTAGCCCTTCATGCGGCTTACGGCAAACTTGCAAAGCTCGCGGTTGAAGTGGCATCCGTGTCTGTGCTTATACGCCTTGTAACCTTCCGGCACAAGATCCAGCATTGTCATTACGTCTTCGTACATATTTTAACGTCTTTTTTCGTACATATTTCTGTTAAAGGAATCAAAGGAGCGAGGCGTCTGTCCCCGCTCCCGTTCAGATTAGTCCTGCATCATCTGCTGGCGCAGTTCCTGCATCTGGCGGTCCAGCTCCTGAAGCTTGTGCTCGTTCTTCTTGCGAAGCTCCTCACGCTCCTCCCAGCTGCCCTCGTTGCGATGCCAGGCACGGCCACCGCGATTGTAGCCGCCACCGTTGCCACCTTGGCTGTAGCCACCGCCGTCGCGCATATAGCCACCACCGTTACGGTTGTAACCGCTACCGCCACGATTGTAGCCTTGTCCTGACAGGGCATCGATGAACTCGTCACCGTGCGCCTTCAGCTCGTCGGCCATTTGCTCCATCTCCGGTCCGCAGTCGTCGGATATCTCGTCGATGAAGTCGCGCAGCTTCTTCTTGACCTCGCGGGGTGAGAGCTTCTTGGTCTTGATGATCATAAAATTGTCGTTCATGTCTCTTGCGTTTTAGTGGAGATCATGCCCTCTTCTCCAGCAAGCTCAGAATCCTCTGCTGGGTTTCCTGAATCTGCGAGTTCTGCTCCTTCAGCTCACCGTACTGGGTCTTCAGGTTCTCGATGGTCTGGTCGCGTTCCTGTTCGTGTGCATACTTCTGATTGAGCTGCTTGCGTATCTTGTCGTAGTCCGCACGGGCGCTCTCATGCCAGGGGGTCTTGGCGATGTGCTCTGCACTCATCTTGTCGAGGCTGGCCACCTCCGCGTCCATCAGTTCCTGACTCTCTGTTATGATGGAGCTGCCTCCACGGTCAACCGCTGCAGTCGCCGGTACGTTACGGAAGGTACGCTGACCTGTAGGTGTCGTCACCACGATATCCACCACCATCTCCTGCTGCTGGCCGAAAGCCATTGCGGCAATCACCTGGTTGGGCTGTGCATCTTTAGGACGCGGCTGGCTCACACTCTCCACGATACCGTCAACTACTGTCACATGGTCGCCCATGTCGAGAATCGTCAGATGGGCACCTTTTGCTAAATTTGAAAACATAATCTCCTGTTTTGTTTGTTACTTGTTTGATTTTCTCCTCAATAAGGGAAAGGAGGCCAAGTATGAGCCTCAGCCACCATTTCCCGGAAGCCGGCCTACCTGGTCGCGGGTGCGGTTGCGTCTGCCGGTGTCGTAGCTGCCGTGAGGCGGTTTGCCCAGTAGCTTGACACAAAGTCGGCTGCTGCCGTTGCCACAAGCGTGGGAACAACCGAATACTGGTTGTTGGGCAGGGTGATCGTAGGCGGCTGGCAGCGCTTGATGGCCTCAACCTCTGAATAGATGGCGCTGAGCTTTGCATCCGTCTGTGCCTGACTCTGTCCGACGAGACTGGCCAGATACTGGTTCTGACGCAGCTGACTCAGCTCACCGTCCTTGGCGAGTGCAAGTGCGGTCAGCTCCTGGATCTTCTCGTTCTTGGCCTCCAGCTTGTCATTGTACATCTGTTGGAGGATGCTGCGGAAACCGTCGTTCTGCGAGTCTACGATACGCTGGGTGTTCTCGCTGCCTGCGTTGAGCAAAGCGTTTGTTTGCTGACATAGCGCCAAGGCCTGATCCTTGCAGCAGCTGCAGAACTGCAGGGCGATGTCGCTCTGTCCCTTCTGCAACGCCATCTGGAGCTGCATCACGCTCATGTTGTTCTGTGAGGCGAGCTGCACCATAGCCAGATTGATGTTGGCAAGACCGGCCTGAATGGCATCGGTAGACGTGTTGAACGCCTGAGCCAGTTCCACTACACGGTTGCCTACGCCTGTGATATGCTCCATCAGGAGGTCGTTGCCGTGATTGTTGTTGGCCATGTTAGCCAGATAGGCCGTAGCGGCTGCGTCGTTACCGCCGCCACCGAAGCCACCGAAGCCGTTGCCATAGCCGAACATATTGGCCACGATACCCAGTCCGAACAGACCGAGCACACCGTCCCACATGCCGTTACCGCCGAAGATACCACCACCGTTGTTGTTACGGTTGTTTCCCATTACGGCAGCGAAGTCGGCAGGACTCCAGCCGTTGCTGCGTGCACCGTCGGGAGTTCCCAAATTGATAATCTTGTCTTCTGTCATAATCTAAGAAGTTAATGGTTGATAATTTAATTTCCAGTCTCACGTCATTGCGCATTGACAGCGACAAAGATAGGAAATCAAGCCATTAACTTCAAGGAATCCGGCAGATAGATGCTGCTCAGAACGTGCAGTCCATGATCATCTTCCCGATAATCTTATATATCTTCCGCTCGCATATCCCGTACTTTTCTGAAAGGTGGGCGATTATGTAGGTGGTTTTCTCACCCATGTTTTTCATGATATCAAACTCCTCTACCATCGGCAGATGCTGGTAATCTTCCATCTTAATGCCGCGTTCGTGCAGCATTTTCATGATCTCTTTGCCAATTTTTATTAATTCTTTAACTTTCATTTAAGCAAAATTTGGTTTGTTGATGACTTTTTCCTAATTTTGTCCCCGCTTCACTTGACTGCAACACATAATACGTCCGCAACGTGGTCTTAGGGTATACGTCCCCCGGCACCGCGTTGCGGATTCATTGCAGGAAAGTGAAGCGTCTTAAAATGAAAGCCGGGGGATTTTCTTGCGCCTGTTTCGGCTGGCTCTACCAATGGGCATGGTACAGAATCTTTCTCTATCCCCTGACTCGTTTGCAAAGGTACAACGTTTCTCTGTACCGTTTTTCACATAATTTCGTTTTATATTATATATAATGTAATCGGCCCATCATCACTGACAGGCCGCTCACAAAAATAATCTAAATAACATATTATTTGTAATTATGAACCAAAAAAAGACTTATGTGATATTCCAAGTTACATTACTCTCGATATCATACACCACAGGATCAGTCATGGTTACCCATTGTACTGACACTGGTGTCACCCTGAGATAATTCTCCACAGGTGCTGATTTCCTAACAAGGAGCATCCTTCTTCTCATAGGCCACAAGATTTAGCATCCCCTTGCGAAGATGGTTCCCCCAATATTGATGATATTGACCTCACCATAACCTCCTGAAGGTATCTCTATGATGATAGCTTCTCCGTCTGGAGTCCTGTAGCCATTGTTGGGCACTGTGACTGTCAGCACATCATTAGTATCATTCAGGTATATGATAGTCTTCTGCTCTCCAATAGACACCTCTTCATCGAAGGTTATATCCTCTGTAAGTTCCACTGTCTCATTAGTGCCTTTGAGGAACCCTGCATAGTAGAGGGCTATGGCATTGGCAGTAGTGATTGCGCCACTGCCTACTACTATATCCTCTGGGTCTCCAGCTATTGTTGCAGTACCTCCGTCTATGGCTATCTGCTCCTGGTCTGTGATGGCCTTGAAGCGGGCATTGAGTTCACTCTGCCTTTTCTCCAAGGTGTCATCATAGACCTCATCGGCACCACAGACTACCTTTTCTATGGCCACCGAGGTAAGCCTTCCGGGTATCTGCACCAGCTTGTTCAACCAATCTATCATGCTCATAGCCATCTGAAGACAATAACTTATGAAATAGTGTATGTAGTATTAGTCTGTACTGAAATAGTAACAGTATTACTACCATCCCAATTAAGCTCACCACTAGGTTGTCCCACAGTCAGATAAGCATCACCAGCAGCAAGGGTTATTACACAAGTATAGGCATTACCGCCTTCATCAGTCACTACAATCTGACAGGTAAGAGGATCAACACCTGTATTGGCAGGTACAGTAAATTGAATAGCAAAAGGATATTCAGCCGTAGCACCTGGGTCACCTGCAATCATAGCACCATTATTTGTCTGTACTGTGTTTGCAAGATAAGTTGCTGGAATAGTCAGACCAATATTGTCAGTACCCTTAGAGAAAGTAAGCTGACGTGAGTTTGAAGTACCAGTAAGAGTAAGTGTCTGACCTTCCTTTTGAGCAGCAGCAGCAGACTGAATAGCTGTAGCCTCGCCTTTACCTTTCTGAATTAGAGTCCTGTCTACTGGCGTTACATTAACAGCTGAGAATGTAAGATTAACCTGACGTGCAACTCTGCCTGTATTATTACTGTTAGCACTTGCGGTAACAGTATCATTACCACTACCACCATCTTTATCTAATGTTACAAAACCTTTAACTAATTGTCCCATAATATTTTTATTTACTTTAATTGTTTAACTTAATCTTGTTATCTTTGAATCATACTACCCATCAGGCTCACCGTACACACCACCTCAGCCACGAACACCCCCTTGTGTATGACAGCCTTGGCAAGATTACCCTCTGGCTGTACATACACGCTGCCCATGACAAATACAAACGCAGACCAAGCAAAAAGCCAGTCAGGGCATAGCATCACCACGCATATCTGACTGAGTACTCCAGTAGCAATGCCAAGCCACTTGTGCCATTTCCTCGTCTCGTGCTTAACAAGAGGCGTAAGTGCAGCACCCATCAGAGCAACCTCAGTGAGCCATCCAAGACCACCGCAGACATCCGTGAGAGGCACAAACAGCAAGGCACTCACAGCCACAAGCCATGCACTCCACACCCACTGCCTTTTCTTTGGCAAATCGTACACCAAGGCACTGATGCTCTCAGGCAGAGACTTCGCCTTCCAGATGGCCACCCCCACAAAGGAGGCGGTCAAGAGGAAGGAGCATACTATCATCGCCGTCATCATCATACCTCTTCAACAGTCCAACCGCTTGGAATACCACTTGTACCGCTTGGCCATGATACACCAGAAGCCTTTACAAACGTACCACTCTGCGCAACGTCTTCTACCCA